CCCGCCCACTGTCCGACGAGTGCAGATCTTCCATATCGACACTGAATGAGGTAGGCGATGGGATTGGCTCGCCATCGATCTTCCATATTTTCGACATGGGATTCAATTCTTCTGTTGCCAAGCCCTCACCCCCGTTTTACGTCAGAATCGGGGATTTTCCCGTCCTGCGAATTGTATCGTTGATATACCGAGTCACTGCCTTAGCGATTTTTTCTCCGTCAAGGTAGATATCCCCGGAGTTCCCGCTATCCTTAATTGCTTGAATGATTTGCTTCATCATACTGGACATTGCTGTAACCATTTCCCCATTGGCCTGAACCATTGTGTCATACATGAGGCTCTGCGGCGCTGCAATTTCCGGGTTACTCTTGGCGCCGGAATATTCACCCATCATGGCTAGAGTCGGCTGCGTAAGAATGCCGCCGTTGGCAAGTTTGGGGATAGAGGGAATCGATGGAATACTGAATCCTAGCGTCATCGCATCCGTCCACTTGGTCTTAGGGATATCTATGTTGAGACTATTCAAACCTTTAATCAAGTTATTAATTCCGGAGATAACACCATTAATAAGGCCAATGATCCCGTTTAAAGGAACTTTTGCAATAGCTAAAAGTCCTTCGAAAATCCCTTTAAAAACATCAGACACACCATGCCACGCCTTACTCCAATTCCCGGTAAATACACCGGTCACAAAATCCACCACACCGCCAAGTGATTTAAACAATCCCTTGGCCACATCGGCAACCACACCGACAATCGTGCCAAGAGTTTTAATCACATCGTTGATAGACTGGGCAATCGGAGGCCCCCATGTTTTAATGAACCAGTTTACGAGCGGAGCTATAAACCCATTGAAGATTTCCATTGCTCCGTTAACCAGCTTGGCCACAAATACGCCGATTTGAGCAACCAACGGCTGCAGATGATCTGTCCAAAGTTGATTGAGTGTCAGAAACAGCTGATCAAATACCGGTTTCAGGTAACTTTTCCAGATATTCAGAAAAGTGTCCTTTATTGTGTTTATGGTAGTGCGGATATTTTCAAATGTAGTTGCTCCATACTGATCCCACAATCTTTTGAAGGTGTTAAGTGTATCTACAATAACCTTTGAAACAAACTGTGAGAACGGATCAATGACGCCATGCCACAAAGTACCGAAAACCGTTTTCACCGCTTCAAATGCCGTTACGCCGGTATTACTACACTCTACCCACATTTGGGTAAGCATCGGCAATCCATCTTTCACAAACCAATCGATTACAGGTTTCCATGCCTTCCACACTGTGCTTGCCACCATTGCTACGGTGTCAGCAAAACCAGCCCATATTGTCATGGTGTTTGAAATACCAATATTTAAAGCATTTTTGAAATCGTTTTTAAACCAGTCGCTTAATGGCTTCATCCACATTTGGCATTGTGCGCCGATATCGGAAAAAAGGGCCTTGAACTTTGCGACTGGTTGGTCGAACTTGGAAATATTATCCTTTATCGGTTGCATTACATAGTCATTGAAACCAGCCGCTATTCCCGCCCATGCCGCCTTAAACTTGTTGGCAAGACTGGTTGCTGCCACAGTACCCTTTGTATTCAGAGCATCATATTTTATCCCATCGGTACCATCCGATCCAGAATCCTTTTTACCGATAATGTTGAGTTTGTCAAAGCTGGCCACGGTCCGGTCATTTTGACTTTTCGATCCTCCCGAACTTGCTTTCTTGGCTGCTGCTGCATTGGCCTGCATTTTCTTAGTGGCAGCTACAGACTGTGCATATGTTTTTCCGAACAGGGCAGATACAAATACTGCAACCTGCTTTGTAGCCGCAGCGAGCCAACTCATCAGAGTATTCAAAGCCGGCAAAATTGCCTGATATATTGGAGTAAATGCAATTTCCAGATTCGCTTTAACCTCATTAAGGGATTTCTTGAACTGGTTGCTATTTACAGAGGCTAGTGTAAAGCCCTTCTGAAGTGTTTTAAAAGCGGCGGCAGCAAGTGCAAGCGGGATTGCAAATGAAAGAGATCCTAACAGATTGCTTGAAAGGGCACGTCCCATCACTCCAACTTTAGCTATTCCTTGCGCATTGCTTGTTACCGCCGAAAGCATAGCGTTTGTTTGTGTTCTTAAGGTCCCTTGTGATGCTGAGCGCTTTCGTTTCTCCGATGATTCTACGGCTTTCGCTGACTGCTGTGCTGCCTGTTCTGATTTAACAGCGGCCTTTTGTGCTCCAGCTGTTACGTCAGCATAAGTTTTTTGTGCGGATTGATTAACTGAAGAAAACGCACTTTTAATTCGATCGGCCATTCGGGTAAATGCATTGCCGGAAGTTTGTGCAGTCTGTACGGCACTGGTCGCCGATTCAGCTGCAGCAACAGAGGAAACTGGTTTCTCTCCCGCCTTCGGCTTTAGATTTGCGTTATAGTTTTTCATGTACTCTGCCGGATCAGTGGCAAGACCGCTGTGTGAATCCAGTTTTGCCGTATCGGGTAATTTCCCGCCAGGATTACTAATACTTTCGTTCCAACGTTTAGCTGCTCGTGCTGCGATATCTCCAATTTCATCGGCTGTCTGATCAAACTGATCGGTTACAGCTTTCAGGGGAGCCTTAGCTGCAGAACTGGCCTTTTCCAGTGGAGCAGTAATCGCCTTCTCCATTGCCTTCCCGGCATTTTCAACCGGTTTGGAAATAGACTGCTCTACCGTTTTTCCAACGGACTGAAAACTTTGCTGCGCCGATTTATTTGCACTAGCCGCAATGGCATTGAGTTGCTCGTTCAACTTGCTGACAATTCTTAGGTCTAAGCTGATTATGCCGACTGATGTTCCGGTACCCTCTGCCATACGATCACCTTCTCTTCTGACCAAAAGCGGCCGCAAAAGACCGTTCTATCTCAGCCATTTGCTTGTTCCAGTCCGCTTCTGAAAATTGCTTTGCTACTACACGGGACGCTAAAAAGCGCGACCATTCATCTCTGACGGCGCGCTGCTCAGGTGTATAATTTTTAATTATGTCTTTGTCAGTTTCAGAACGGACGCCAACAACACGGCCAAGCGGCGTATCATCCATCAGGCCGCTGACCATTTTCGCCCAGTCGGAATATTTAAGATTGCCCTGTTTTGAAGGAAGAACACCATACTGCTTGGCAATGCTCTGCTCAATCAGCACCCGATCATATTCCATGTCATACCAGTCGTTACTGCTCCGGTTTTTCTGTGGATTCCGGAAATCGTTCCGCCATCTTCTCCGGTTCCTGGCCAGTTATGGCACCCATCACAATTTCGAACAACTTTTGATAGGCGGGGAAATGCATATTCATTTCGTCAATCTCTTTGGCGGCTTTTAGTTCAAAAACGAGTTTAAAAGCCTCTTTCATCAATTCACTGATATTCTGCTGATTTTCATCTTGCATCTTTTTTTGTAGTGCCATTACTTTTTCAACCGTTTTTTGCCGGTCATCAATCGGATAAACTTTATCACCGATGCGGATTTCAGGCCCTTCACAGAGTAATTTATTGTCTAAAGTATAAAGTTTCATAGAATGTTCCTCCTAAAAATTCAGCCCCCTGCGCAATGCAGAGAGCTGTTATGTTACATCAATCAGGTAGATGACGGCGGCGTGTATGTCGGCTTACCATTGCTCATGGCGTCAAATTCCAAGCTGTCAACGCTAGTACTATCACCGCCGCCCGGACTGGTTACGTTGATAACCGCACCAAATGACAACTTGCCGCCACTCGGGAATGTCCACTCAAACGGAGTGTTGCAGTCTCGTCCGGATGACCATGCAAGACCAGCAATATAATCGTTGCCGGCATCACCGACGCTTCGTTTGCCCTTTAGGGATATTGTGAAGCCTTTCGATGTTACAAGACGTTTAATCCAACCTTCAGATTCCATAGGAGTCCATTCTTCCGCCTTGCCGTCCATTTTTACGCTGAAGGTTTCCATTTCTGCAATGGTTGCCATATCAGTCGCAGTGCTTGTTTCGCCTAATTTACCAACCTTAAACTGATTTTTAAATACAGGAAATACTCCGGTATTCGGCATTTAATCAAGTCCTTTCATATAAAATTTTTATTTGAATCACATATTCGCAAAAGCCTTGTGAATCCTTACCCACTGGAATAGGAGCCTGTCCCGGATCGGCTGATATTACATTTGTTGTCCCCATAGCCATATTGGACAGGCCATAAAACAGTGAATAAATAGCTGAAGCTTTTGATTCTGCTTCGACAGCGCTTTTCGTCCAGTGAATCAGAAGTGAGATGCCCCTACTCTGGTACCGGGTCTGATCAGCACCCCCGATGCAGATCCGCTGCGTGTTCCCGGAAGGCTTCAATGCGTAAACGCCGACGAACTTTTCTTTGTTGCCGTCGATTGAACCAACAGCTATGCAATTATTAAGGCTCGTATCCTGGCTTTTCAGCCAGTCCTTCACCTGCTCCAGCGTCAGCATTTACACACCTGCTTCCTTTTTGTAGTTTTCCGTAAAGGTATCCTTCATAAAATCTTTCTTATCACCATTGAGCCACGGCTCCAGCCATTCACCGCCGGCATTCGGATTATTGACCTTCTGGAAATTGTATTCTGGATGATAATAGAGCCGGCGGGACTGTGGGGATCCTGTCACCAGACGGGCGGTAACACCATCCTCGTCATTTTCTGTAACGGTAAAGGTCTGATTGTTCTGCATGTCACCCATGTCGAAGGGCATCACCTGCGCGGCAACTACGTCAGTCTTCAGCGCATCAATCGTCTTTTGCGCGGCGGGCAGTATAGCCGCCTCAAGCTTTGCAATAGCAACTGCATCCAGTTCGATATTTACACCGATGCCCATTACATCAACTCCAGTTGAGTAAAATTCACGGTACTGTCCGGATTGCGCGCACGGCTGCCGCGGTAGATCGACCGAATAATGGATCCGCCGTTAACGA